ACATAGATGGTCTGAGGATCGGTGGTCCTGTACAGAACGGAGACGTCTCCGGTGAGCGTCTTCTGCTCGCCCTTCTTATACCCCTTAGCCCGCAGGTTCTCGATGTTGCGGACATCCGTGAACCGCACACGAACATGAGTCAGAGGGCTCTTATGGACCTTGTTCAGTAGCTTGGTAATCCAGCCCTGATCGGTGGTCAGCATTTCCGGAGCACCGGGCTTAATGTCGGTCACTTCGGGGAACAGGATGGTCAGGCTGCTGGTGTCGAAGCCGTGGGACAGGCTGGCATCATCGCAGAACATTTTGATAGCGGCCTTCAAGCTGCCAACGCTGGTGCTCTTCGCCATATCCAGAATCTTGGTTTCATCGCTGTGGCTCAGGACGTTCTCGTTCTCCTGAGTTTCCTTGTCAAACGCATTGTGACGCATGGTTTTTTCCTCCTTGTTTTCCTCTTCGGATTTATTGGAATCGGCCGACTCAAGGGCATGCTCCAGCATGGCCATCACAAAAACCTTCTGTTCTTCAGTAAAAGAGTCCATAATCTTATCGATTTCGCTCTTGTCTGGAACATCTTCGGTGTCGGCGTGTTTTACTTCTTTGTCTTCATCCTTATCCTCGGACTCAGACTGGTCTTTGGTGTCATCTTCCTCAGACTCGCTGTTCGGCTTATCCTCGTCATCATCGGACTTGTCTTCCGCTTCATCTTCAGGGTCTTCATCCTTATCTTCAGCGGCTTTCTTGCGCTCCATGGCGGCTTCAATCCGTTTCATCCGGCGGTCATCCTCGTCTTCGTCCTCGTTTTCTGTATCTTCGGCGTCGGCGTGGTAGAGTTCGCCCTCCAATCCAGAATAGAACCAGCCCTGGTTGCGGTCCTCAGTTACACTCCCGTCGCTGTGCGCGATGAAAGAGTCGATCAGAGCTTCGGGATTGGCTCCGGCATACACAAGGCTGACTTCTCTGATCACCCCATGCATAACTCGGCCGGCCTGCTCCTGCAGCTTGTTCGCATAAATGCTCAGCGCGGAAATATCACCATGCTTAACCAGCTCTTTGGCAATCCGGCCAGACTCATTGTCGTTAAATGTGGCGTAAGCATATACACCGTCATCACGATTCTCGAGCAGGGCATGGCCAAGCACGTTTTCCGGGCTGTTATGCTGGTGATTCCACACCAGCGGAACTTTCTTTCCGTCGTCATCACGGAAAGCGTCTTTCAGGATGGTACGCCCGTCAGAACATTTGACATTATTGCGCGTGGCGTACCCGCAAAAATCGTAGACCATTTTGATTTCCTCCCTCACTTAGTCGGTCCTCTTGGACCTTTGTTGCCTTTCACCCTTTTTCGGCCGGCTGCCATGCTGGATTCGACAGATGAAGGATGCGTCTGATTGTTCTGCTCGTTTGCAGGGTCAACCGCAGTCTGCATCATCTCCGGATCATATGCGTTATCTCCTTCGTCCGGTGGACGTGGTTCCATTTCCTGATCGCCGGCTGGCTCAGAAATATTCGGATTCCGCAACTCATCAGCCCGCGGATCTTCGCTCGGTGGCATACCGAGTTTCTGACGCATTTCGTTCGGACTCATGATCTGGTTGCGAATCATCTTGTCGGCGATATCGGCAATCTCGCTGGAGGGGATGAGTTTAAACGGGTCTCGGAAGAACATAATACTTTGCTTTTGACTCCTCGCCGTCTTTGTTAGCAGCTTCCTCTTGATCTCATCGGCGAACGCGCTTAGAATCGGCTCAACAATGCGAACATAGTAGTTCTGCATAATCTTCGGTTCCGCACTACCGTCCATGATTTCTTGAGTGACTCCTATCTGGCTGAATAGCAGATTTGTCAGATACTCGATCTGCTTCATCAGATTATTTTCGACCGGCCTATTCAGCTGAATTATCTTTTCGGTACCATCAGTATATGCAATTCCGTACGGTCCTTCGGTCAGCTGCTTGACAATGTCCTGCCTCCGAATTTCGGCTTGGGCTTTTCTTGCCGGAGTCTTAATTACATATGGGAGCTGGATGATCATGTCAAGTCGTCCGCTACTGGCCTGCTCGTCAACAACATCTAACAACGCCAGCTTTCTCGAGAGGCGCTGCATGGTCGAGCTTGGCTCGTTCATTATCGAGTACATCGGGTTTTCGATAATCGGTGTGGTGGCCTTTGGAACGATAATGTCTTCTCTGTTCCCAGTGCGTTCGTTGTAAACATTTACCTTTACCGAGTACGGACGCCACTCAACGACTTTGCCTGTTCGCATGGTATACACAGCGAAGCTTCCGGAATCGGTCGGTTCGTCGTCTGTGTCCACCGGAACTAGTGCCACACACCCTTCATCGAACATACTCTGGACGCCGTCTTGAATGAACGATCGTCCGGTCTGGTCGATGTTTGCCTCAAGGCTAAGGCAATTATCCAAATCGCTGTTGATGTACTCCTTAAACCGGCCGGCATCATCCAACCGCACATGCCTCAAAGGAATAGCGGCCACATCCATAGCGATTTTTGTAAACACGGCGGTGATTATGCTCCGCTCGTTTCCGCGGCTGAACCGCATTCGATCCGGACGGAGATAGTACCCAGGTCCGGAACCGTTTTCAAACGTGGGATCCTTATTCTTAAACACATTCCAGGCATTCCGGAGTCGTCCCATCCAACCCATATCCTGTTCCTCCCTGATTTATCCAAAAATAAAAAACGCGGGATGATGCAGGCATCACTCCGCGCAAGTACGAGGCTCTGATTTCCTAATTAATCTCTAAAAACAATTGGAAATATAGCTTCTCTGTTTGCAGCAAGCTCATTGTTGGTTTTCACCTCCGAATTACATAAACGCGTCTTTGTTAAGCTTGTACGCGATGTAGGCGTCCATCATTGCTGCAACGGCGTCAATCTTCTGATCGGCACGCTTTTTAATTAGCATCTTGTTTCCGTTAATATCGACGTCAAGCATGCAATGCCCCATAGCGAACATCATTAACTGCTCGTCAAAGATCAGCATTCGTTCTTCGGACAGCTTCTTAAGTTCACCAAGCGGAACCGATTCTGTCTTCTTTCCCTGTATCACTTTCTCGATCCCAAACGGTCCATTCTCACGTTCCCATCTTGCGATGAACTCTTTTGCGTTGTATGGGTCATAGCCAAGACTGCGAACATCGTACTCTCTATTTTGGATGAACAGGTCAAGATCGTCATACACAGCATCCATGTCCAACACGGTTCCTGGCATGACACACAAGCTCTCTTCTTCGACGAATCCCATATACTGCATATGCATCGAAGGAGTAAGTTTGTCATAGGTAAGCTGACTTATGTAGTTCCTAGTCTTAACACCAAAGCGTCCTCCAGAAAGTGGAAACAGAAATGTGAACGAACAGAAGTCATCCCCAAGGCTCAGATCAGCCCCCATACTACATGACAACTGCCAGAACGACTGTTTGGGGTGGGGAAGCGTTTCGTTGTATGTAAAGAAGTATGTGGTTCCCTCCATTGGCAAATTAAATCTCTTTGCCAAAATATCATTCCTGGCAGAAGGGGATTTTTCCGCCATTTCAACATCGCGCTGATAGGTCTCATACGTTACAGTCGAACCGAGATTTGGATTTGCTTTAACCCACAATTCTGGATGTGCGACTTCTTTGATGTCATCGAGTTTGTAATACCAAATGGCCTGCCACGGGGCATAGATTTCGCCTCGTAACACTTTCATCAAGTCCATTTTGATGTCGTCACCAATCGCATTTCGAATCGTTCCTTCTGAACTGATAGCCACTATCAGGTAATCCGGAGTCTTCGCACAACTCTGTCGGCAAGCCTGAAGAACATTGTCTCTGACATCACAACTAAGCCATTCGTCAATGGTGATAACTTTTGTCCGAATAGACTGAAGTCTGTCGATACGCATAGGAACTGTCTCTATATAGCTGTTGGTAAGGCTGTCTTCTATTCCGCGTTTGCTTGAATAAAGTTTCGGGCGATTGGCTTTGCTTCCTGTGGTGTTGTGTAGGTTTCCTTCTGTAAGGAACTTAAACAATGGTCCCTTCGCTCTTGTGATCGCTGTCCTGAATGGGGCAAGTGTTTCGTCGGCTTGGTCGGTTGTGTACGCGACAGCAACTTGATGAGTCGTAGAAGTATCGATTACAAGAAAATAGGCCTGGATAAGAGTTGCGAACAATGTCTTCGCTGCACTTCTCGGAATAATCAGAAACAGTTCGTTGACAAGTCGCCGCTTGATACGTCGGACATCCATGCGGATGCTTCCATCGGGAAGAGGGACCGGAATCTGCTGATCTTCAAACCGGAACCACGCGAAAATAGATTCGGCCCAAAGCTTGAACGTTTCTAGTAGCTCAAGATCGGCCCCGTCAGTTAGGGTCATCTCTCCTTCACAAAAAGCAATAAAGCCGTCGATTGCTTTATCATCGTAATAGTAATCAGGGTTTGCAATTAACTCGTCGATCCTATGCATCTGCATTTCAATCGTTTCGCAGATTGGGATCAAACCGGTCATTACTTTTGCCCGAAACTCTCCATAGTATTTTGGTACCGCAGTATTGGAGAGCATCGAATCATCCTTTCAAGTTACCATTTATAGCCGAATGCCGCATAGATTTTACGGCGCCGTTCCTCTTCTTTACGCTTGGCGGTTTCCTTCTTGAGCTCGGCTTCTTTCCGGATTTCAGCTTTCTTCTTCTCCCATTCTGCTCCGTTTATCCATTCGGAGTATTTCCTAAGCCGATCTTCCTTCTCTTTTTCTGCAGCTTCGCGCTGAGCCTCTTTTTCGCGTCGTTTTGCATCTCGCTTAGACTCTTGTTTTGGTTGGGTTGGTTTTCCAGCCTGATTGGAGGTCTCTCGCTTAGGCGCATCGGCAGGGGAAGTAGTTTGTGCTGTTGGCGGGGCCGAGCGATCATTGTCTTTCTTTGCTGAAAGTTGTTCGCTAGCATATTTCTGAACCGTGGACTCAGACACACCAAGAGCCTTAGCAATCTCAGAAGCACTTTTGCCGCTATTAGCCATGGCGCGCATCTTCTTGCGCTGGTTCTTAGAAACGGAATTGTTTTCGCCTTCGTTGTTCGATTGCTGTTTATCATTTTTCTGATCTTTGTTCTCGGAACCGTTGTTTTTATTTTCGTTGCTTTTGTTGTTACCTTTGTTTTCGTTGTTGTTATTATTGTTGTTATTGTTATTATTGTTGTTATTGTTATTATTGTTATTATTGTTATTGTTATTATTGTTATTATTGTTATTGTTACTGTTGCTGTTGCTTTTATTACTGTTACTGTTGCTGTTTTTGTCTTGATCAGAGCTACGTCCTTCATGTTCCACAACGTATTTGTTTCGAACCATGTTCGCGGCATTGTTGAATGCTGTAGAAACAGCTTGAAGTGTATCAGAGTCCAGACTGTAGGGGTCGACGTTAGCATAATCTGCCAGCTTGAAAGATTTAGACTTCATTTTATCCACGAGCTTATCGGCAACAGCTGTAAGGGATTTTTTTGCAATATCTTCTGCAAACCCTTTAAACAATTTATTCGCTTCAACCATTAACGGGCTTTTCTCACGATTTTCCCGTTCGGTAAGAAGCTCTGAATACTGCTTTTCTCTACGAAGTCTATCGAGCTGTTTATTAAGCTCCTCATCAGTCATGGTTTTGGCTTTTTTAATTTCTTCTTGCAAGGCTCTGTTCTTTTTGGCTCGTTCTATTTTTGCTTCTTTCATTTTCTTGTTAAAGGTGTCAATATCATCTTTAACTTTCTTTTCGAGCTCTTTTTTGCTCATATCGCCAACGTTTTTCTTTTCTTCCGATTCGTTGTTTGTATCGGTTGGCTGCTTCTTTTTTTCACCTACACCATAATGGATTCGACCCTCTGGAGTCAGACTACCGTCCTCGTACTGGTAACGGCGAACACCGTTTTTAGAACCTTTTGTGCGAAAATGTGCTAGCGCTCGATCATCGTCGAGCTGCTCAGACGCGATCAACATCAGACTCATGATCAAGTCGCCCCCTCTGCTTCTTTATTCTCTGCCGCAACATTCAACCGCCATTCAAACTCCGAACATGTACGTTCCAAACTGTTCATTACAGCCGAAGAAACCGGTGGATCAAACAAGAGCCGGACTTTTGCGGCAATGTATGACTTCACCAAGTTGAGATGCGAAGAATCCTCTCCAAGATAATCTGCCCACGTCGCAGAGTAATCTTCGATCATAAAGCCGGCCGTCGGACCAACACCCAGCTGTGTTAGGATTGAGAAGACGGAGTTAATATGCATGACAATATCTGGATCGAAAACCGTATCATCTTCGGAAATACCTAGCAGCTTCTTAATGGAAGCCAAAATTGTGTCATTCATGATGAACTCCTCCTACTCTTTCCACGGGCAAGTATCATTTGGTGTTCGAACAATCGGATCCCGTTGTATTTTTGTAATGTCGCCATAATGGATCGCATTGTGCGTACTATGCGAGACACAGACCAGAAACTCGGGGTTTACGAGTCTGCTAGTTTTATAAACGATATCGTCTTGAGTCAACGGATTCATATGATGAATATAGATCTTTCCCTGGATGTAATATCCATCAACACCAAGATCGCAGCCGTTATCGCGAAATATGATCTGGTCTCGTATATGTTTCCACTCTTGTGATGTGTAGAATCTCTGATTCAAATATCGATCGAAACCAAATGTGTCTTGTCCTACAAATCCCCCAAGCTTAAGATACTCAAACCGCTCTTGAAAGGTCGGGAGTGCCACCAACTCCGAATAAGTGCGAATAATAGATTTATCATTCATTGCTTAAGTCGTCTCCGTATCCGGAGTATTTCTGCATTGCCTTCATAGCATCTGCATACAACTGTTCAACCTTTGCCTGGGATTCAAGCGCTTGACGTTTGGCCTCCATCAATTCCTTCTGTGTTTCCATCATCTCGCGTTCCATTTGCTCTCTGGTCGTCGCCAGCTTTAAATAGTGTAAAACGATTGATGTTGGGGCATTTCCACTAAGCAGCATTTCCTTTGCAGCATCGATGGAAAGCGATATCAATTGGTTTTCATCTGCTTCACGGCTCAAACCAGGCCGCATCCTGGTCGGAGTCGTCGGAGACTCCGTACTTTTACGCTGTTTTATGGTACTTCATCTCCGTTCTTGTATAGTTCTGCGATACTCGAAGAGACTTATGGGGCAGTTTTGCTGTGCTGAAAGGAGCTGGACTGCGGTTTCCATTAAAGAACACAGCTGGTGTCACCCAAAACAAAAGGAGGTATGTCATGAAGAAACTAGTGCGCCCCATAAGTCTTTTCGAATACCGCCAAAATCGGCCTCCGGAAAGGTCCCCCGGAGGAATTTTAGAGACCCCTGCGATAAGGGGAGGGGGTGTGTTTTTTGACCCCCTCCCCCGGTGCCTAAAGCCCTATTAGTGGGTCAGGAGGGAGGAAAAATGACTGTTTCTGGTTGGTAAACGACGTTTAGGCAGCAGAAAAATCGCTTCTGCGAACTTTTTTGTAGATTCCCATGAAGTCAAGACGAATAATTTCGTCAATTGCGCGCTCAACTTCTGCATCTTTTTCGTCCTCAGTCATTGCATCAGCAAGAAATGTCACTCTCGCAAGGTAGGCACAGGTATAATAACCCTTTTCACAATCGAATAAGAACCAGTGATCGAACTGGTTGAATGGATCGTATGGGTTATCGATCGTTGTGATCATACAATCGTTCGGCACCAGGATCACTCCCTTTCATTATTTCGAATTCTGTTGATTGTGGAGATAGAAACATGGTATTGTGCGGCCAACATGCTTGCTGAAGTATGCTCACTCAATGCGTTTTTGATTCGTGCAATCTGACCAGAAGTAAGATTAATCTTGTCTCTTGGTGTTGCATATTCTCTAACTTTATCTGAGTCAGCATATTTCAGTATTTTCACGAGATTTGTCTTGTTTACGGCGCCAGATTGAATAGCTTCCCATTCACGAGGACTGATGTCAATCTTGTGTCTAGAAGCATTGAATCTAACACGGCCTTCAACAAGAGCTTCATTTGCAGCTTTCTTAAGCTCTTTCTTCGTGATATCCGGGTTGTCTTTCTGCTTAGCAAGATATATGGACCGGCTGTATAGCTGGGCCATACGTTCACGGGGAGCATTAAGTTCAGAAAGCTTTAATTCGGCCATCAAATGCTCAACTTCTTCGTGATATTTCGCCTCGGCATTCTTGTTAAACTCTATATCCCCTGTAGCAAGGATGGCTTTTCGCGCTTCATTAGCCATTGCTCTAAGCATATTAGAGTAATTCGCATAGGCCGCCTCCTTGGGGTTGTTCTTATCGAACACCAGATCATATGCATCATCCTTGGTGTCCAATAAATTTACGTCGATCATACGAGTGCGGGTCTTACCAGTCTTCTTGTCGACAAATGTCTGAGGCTTAAGCTGCTTTTCTGTGTAAACCATCTTTCCTGTCTCAGGATCGATATGCGGCGTGCCTGTAGGCTTCACAACCTGAGTTGGGGATTTGGCTCTTGTAAGCAAAGTAGAAGCACCATAATGAATAGATCCATCAGATTCTTCAACCCGCTCTTGATACATCTTCTTGAGCTCGGCAATATGATTGTCTTTTTCGCTTTGCTTCCAGTCAAGATGATGCTTTTCGGCATCGATAACAACCTGAGCATGGCGAGCAACCATTGCGAGATGATCTGGACCGGCTCCTTTTAAGGTCATATCCATCATCAGATTTGATACAACACCCATTTCAAGACCTGTTCTCGTCATCTGCTTGAATTCATGCCCGTTTCTGAAATAATGGTCGACCTTTTTATCTTCGTATACGGGTTTGCCCTCATCGTCATATATGGTTTTTCCGTTACGGTCTTTCTTACGAACTTTCTCAATTCGTGTTTCGACCGCATCGTATCCATATTTATCTTTTGGATCGAAATCCTCAAGTCCCTCAAGCAGCGGCACACTCATTATTTTGGTGTCGCTGTACTTTGGATCGTTACACGGAACACACATAACGGTGTCGCCATCGAAATCCGCTCCGGATAGTCTGTCCGCATTCTTTTTATTGACACCAACCGCATCAATTGGGTCAGTTCCCATGATCGACTGTCCCTGAGGGTTTCTATTGTTCACCTTCAGTATCGGAATCTCGAACGTTCCTTGATGCGGAAAGCGGATTAAAGCAATCGTTTCGCCGTCATGAAAATTCGGGGCATAAACCTCGTCGTCTTTAAGAGTTGGGCAGGGAAGGATAACCTGATATTTTTGACGAGGCAGAGATGCCGCATGCATGCTGACTGCATCTGAATCACAACCATCTGCGAAGTCTTCCAGCAAAGCCTTCTTGACTGTCGGGTTCGTCAGATTCATGATATCTGCAAACTCTGTTTTCTTAATGGTTATTGCTTCATTAAGCTGTTTGTTTATCAAAGCCATAGGCTGCTTAGCAAGAAATTGAGAGGGAAGAGAATCCTTCCATTCCTGCCAGTCGCCTTCTTGCCTGGTCTTGTTTATCAAACCAAGCTTTTCGACGCCGTGATCCATATAAGTGTACTGACCGCCATCCTGACGAAGCAGCGCACCAAATGGATTCTTTGGATCGTCTTTGGCTTTCTTAAGAACAATGTCCGCTTTATCCCGCGTCTTATTAGTGTTGAATATCACATCAATTCCGTCAGGCATGTCATCGGAATAGTGAGCCATACCTTTCAGGTATTTGTTTCCATCGACCAGGATTCTAACCTGAGAATACCGACTTCCTTTAAGATCAAGATCGGGAACATTTCTCCTGAGTTCGATGGTTCCATCCTTCTCAAGTCCGGTATGACCGTCAGGAGCTACATCGTCCTTGTATCGAATCATCAATCTGGAACTATCAAGAGAAGCAGGGTATTTCCATTTCTCTTGAGGACGTTCAACACCATCAGGACCTTCCCTGAAAGTATAATCGTTGATAGATTGAATCAATTCCGGACGATTATAAACATCCCAGGTTGAATAGTCCTTTGTTGCAAGAACTTTCAGGGTTGTTTTGTTTCCAGGATTTGTTGCCTGAGGAACACGACCGCCCAGAACCTGATATCCTTTGGATTCCAAAATAGCAAGAGATTCGGCCAGTTTGGTCTTGGTAATACCGATCTCTTTCTCGACGCCATCGCCGACATCTATCATTCCCTTTTCCTTGAGCTGTTTTTCAAGGAAATCAGCCATGACCTGAGCTTTACCGACTCTCTCAAGAGACTTCGGATTCAGCCATGAAGTCAGAGTGGAGTCCCGAATGCCAAGCGCCTGAGCAACAGCTTTCTTGTTCTTATACTCGCCGCTCGCAAGCATCGATCTGGCTTTCTCAGCGCGCTCAATTTTCCATTCGTGCAGAGCCTGAGTATAAGCCACACGAAAGGTTGTCGTATTACCGGATCCGTCAGGTTTGGTATATCCACACAAAGCGGCCAGATCTTTCTGATTTGTAACTCCGCTCTTCTTGTAGAAATCAACCCTTTCCAAAAAACCACTAATTCCATGCTGATACGGATGCTCGCCTTCGCCCTTGTGGTATCTGCCGGATCCAACGCCGTTCTTGCTGGCTTCGGCAGTTCTTCCGCCGGGACCGCTTACGCTCATACCCTGGGCTTCATAATCGTGGCGCAGAAAGCCATCTTCATCGACCATCAGATCAAAGGGATCTCCGGAATAAAGATTCATCAGTTCCATAACAACAGGATTCATGGTTTATGCCTCTCTTTCTTTTATCCGATTAATCAACTTGTCGAAGCTGATTATTTTATCGATAATCGGTACAATCTCATCCGCCTGCGGGTTGTGAATGAGCACAGCGTCATTCTGATAAATCCGGAGCTCCATATTGATAGCTCCAGGCTTCATCTTGTATTCGAGACAGAACAACGCCGCATACACCATCAACTGCTCCATATGTGCAGGGATTGTCCCGGTTTTTAAGTCATGAATTCGAAGCATATCCTTATGAAATAGAATTGCATCAGCTGTTCCGTAACAGTTGTCCGAGTAATATAAAATCTGTTCCGGCGTCATCTTATACCCAATCGCATCGTTGACATACATATTTAATGTCTTCGTGTTCTTTGGGAGCTTTTGTCCGAGTTTAATACATTGCGCAGCAAAATCGTGAAGCTCGGTTCCTCTCTGCGCTGCCATAAAGTTGTTGTAGCTTGCAATCAGCTTCTCCTCGTCGTAGTTTATCCAATGGAATTTACTTGCGCCGAGAAAGGCATGGCTTCCTACGAGGTTGTAATGGTTGTTAAATTTCATTACCGCATTTTCCTTTCGTAGCTAGTCTGTCAAAAATACGAACAACTCCTGTAAAACTTCGTCTTTGTTTTCTGGATAAATAAAGCTGCTGAATGACATCAGATTCATCTGATTCACATACCATTCCTGATTAGGCCGATGTGAAGCATTCGCAGCTCGCTTGCATTCAAGTGTGGCCCATTTGTTTCCTCGAAGAATAAGCAGATCTGGCACACCTTGTTTGTATCCGCTGTCCAACTTCATCACAATCGAATCTGGAAACCGTTCTTTGATTGTATAGATTAAATTCTTCTGAAACCGGCTTTCAAGCAAAGTATTCATCCTCCAAACAAAAGGTAGAAGTTAAAAAGAGAAAGCGCACGCATATGCACTCTCTCTCTTCATAATAGGGATTGTAAATTTCGTATTTTTTGAAGAAGGGCAAAAAAGAAAAGCCCATGTAAAAACACAGGCTTTTCAAGACAATAGTTTAAAAAATATCAAAGCATCGGGTCGTCTTTCGGAATCTTATACCATCTGCAGATCCTCTTGCAGAACGGATAATTTTCCATACATTGCGATATGCATTTTGGACCTGGTGGGTTGGCACAAAGGTAGCTGAACCACTGAACGCGATTTTTCTCATTCCAACATTCGGTACATTTCCAGCTGCGGCACTCCGGATCCCATCGCATATCAGAACCGCACACATCGCATATTACCTGCTCACCCTGTTCGTCATACGCACCGTTGACAAAATCTGAGTAAGCGTCCACGACGTATACATCCTCGAAGAAATCGTCAGTCAAACAATCACCACCATTCATGGCAATTGTATACTTGCGGTGCCGCATTGTCAAATGCTCCTTTTACTGTTTTGAATGTAAAAAACTAAATTGGCCAAATGGCCACCCTTTTCCTTATTAATTATATAAATATTTTTTCTCACATGAAAATAGAAAAAAATGTGGCCAAATGGCCAATTTGCCCGCAAACCCTTATAAATCAAGGCTTCCGAGCTGGCCACTTTTAAAATAAAAATGGCCAATTGGCCAGAAAATGTGGCCAATTTCGAATTTTTGGCCATTTTTATCCGCTTTTCAAGCTTGCAAAGTCATCAAAAAATCTGACAAAAATGGCCAATTTCCAAATCTGTCCACAAATGTGGCCACTAAAATGGCCACTCATTTTGGCGGGATTTTATCCAACATGTTTTTCAAAATCTCGCTTAATTTCCCGTATTTTTCTTTCTCATACTCCGACCTCCGAATGAAATAGTATCCGATCAGCGTTGATCCTACGGACACGGTCAGAATACAGACGATCAGTCCATAAATCAAAAAATATAAATATTCCATCACACAATCTCCACCTCAAATAAAAGTCGATTAGTCTTGGACACTCCGCCCTGTTCCTCGATTTTACGAAGCATTGTTTCTCCGTCAATATTCAATCCGAGGATTGTGCTCCAAATTGCATAATCTTCGCCAAGAAAGAAATGCTCGACCGGAGTGTTATCTTTGCCCGGCCGGAATTCCTTCGCTACGTCGAGTATCACAGCGGCCGCCAACAGTCTCCACGGGCTGTCATCCGGTGGATGAATATTCTGCTCACGGTCGGCTCGGCGTTCCTCATCGGTCATATGAATCTGGTTGGGCGCATACATCCAATTCATAAACAAACTTCCTTCCGTTATTTGTTGCGGTGCCTGTTTGCTGCAGCATCTACACGATGCAGAAAACTATCAATGCTCGAGGCGGCTATGTTTTTATCATCCAGATCTATATTTGAAATATCAGACGAATCGATACCAAAGTTATATATGCTGTCGTCGCCGTCCGTATCCGACCCATGCGGTTCTTCATACGCCACAATATCCCCGAATAGCTCCGGCATGACCGACTCCAGTTCGTTCAGCAGTGGAACGGTTACCTCGAGCATCTGCGGATGAGGCTTTCCAGTTATACCAGCAGCGCGAAGCTTCAGGAAATGCCGCCATTCCCGCATGTTGGCTGTCATAACAACTTCTGTTTTAATACTGGTTGGCAGCACACATCTGGCCTCTTCTGGTTTAACGCCATGACCGAGCAACTGAAAATAGGCCTGCTCTGCGTTTTCCATTGCCCGACACCAGATGCCACGTAGACCAGAATAGAAATACGTTGGCCTGATAAAAGTCAGTTCGTGACCGAATTTATCCTGACTGTAATTACAGTACCGCGTGCTTTCCTGAGCGTACGAAGCCATCCGATGGCGGACAAGCTCGTGACTGACACCACGGTCGACAATAAATTTGACGGTCATGTTCGCGTGTTCAAGCATTGCTTCATGTCCGTTTTTAACCATTGCTGCAACGAATTTCTTCGCGCTGTCTTCTGTTATCTTATCCTCGCTCTTGTAGCAGGTCCGCCCGGCAAGTTCGATACGCTTGTAAATGGCTTTGACGGCCTCAGGATCGTGAATATCCGCTGGAGTAAGAATCTTGTAACCGGCATTAATAACTTTCATGATTTTGCGCTCCTTTCAAAAAGTAAAGGGATTACCGAAGTGCGTCGGCAATCCCCTTGTAGATTTTACCAAGCTTTCCGACCTCATTGTCCAGGTCGTCAGAGAGTTTATCAATCAGCTGCTCGGTAGCCTGGCTGACGACATCCTCCACGATCTGGTCGCTGTTGATCTTCTGGATCTCCTCAGCAACCTTTCTAGACACCTCCTTTGTGAGGTTTGCGGTCTGGTTGTTAACAGCCTGTCTGACACGGTTGTTCATGTCGTTCATCATGCTGTTGGCAACCTGCTTTGCAGACTTGCGAGCCGCTTCGTCAGCCTGAGCCCGGATCGACTCACGAACCATGCGATCAACCATATTTTGGTCAATATCCACCTGGCTGAGCTGATTAATCCGTTCAGTGGATCCTGAGATCATCCTCCGCAGAGAGCGAATCTCCTTCCAGCACCAGTCAAACCCACAGGCGCTAATTCCGATCAGGCCAATACCACTGCCAATAGCTCCCAAAACCAGTCCCTTTTCAAGCTTAGTCATTTTCTGTTTCCTCCTCTGTCTTTTTGTTGTTATTGCAAGGAGATACCTTCTCGTCACCATAATTTTCTTGGGCTTCCCAAATATACGCACCATTTCTTTCCATCATCTGTTGGACGAACGGTAAAGTTTGCAACATCGAACTTGGTATAGCCATGGGATAGGGCATAAATACAGTTGCGTGGGGGCGGGAAGAGCGAGATCAGACAGACGATTTCGAAGATGTCAATGTCATCGCGTTTTTCAATCCTGCTAAGAATATCCTTGTAGAGCTGAAATGCTTCTTCCTCAGTGTCCCTGGTTAAAGATGCGTCGTATAGTTCGCCGTCCGTTTCGAACTCTTTACAAAAGATATTTTTCTCCAGTTCAGTCATCCCACTTCACCTCTCATCTTCAGCAAACACTTCAAAGCTAGAACAAATCAATGGGTTAGTCAGGAAGAGATGTCTATTAGCCCAAATTCTTAAATATCCGCATGGCAGCAAGTCGAGGCTCCAGCCATGAATCGGTATATGCCTTGGTATTCCACCATATTTGCGAATCCAATCGGCGCCATATCCACCTATGCCATCGAGATTCACGACATCCGAACCTCCGCCAACCTTGCCGATCGGTTCGTTGTGTTCATCAATAAGGCAAAACGCCATACAGCCCCAACCAGAATCATGCAGAGCAATAGTGCCGTCTTCGTTCTCAACAGGAATAATGACAAGTCCATTGAACTCAAGACGACCGTTTGGCGCGAGCTTTTCCCAATTGTGGTAAGTATCAAGGTATGGAATGGAAGCAAAGTCCTGTTTTGACATTGTGGTTATGTTCATGTATGTTTCCCCTTTACTTCTGTGTTGGTTTTACAACGCGAATCCTTGCTTCTATTTCTGTAACATCTTCTATTGGCGCGTACTTATTTGCGCTGCTGGAAAATTCAACAAATCCTTCAACAACAAGTTTTCTTGCTATCTTGCTTGCCATATCCATCTTCACAAATTCCATGTCATCACAAACGATATGATTTGGAACGATGCTTCTTATTGCAAGCGTTTCAATATCCCTATGAATTTCTACAACAGGAACCGGAAATTTTAGTACTTTTTCTGCTATGACTCGTCTTTTTATTTCTCTGTATAAACGATTTTGATTGCGCTTGTATGATTTTTTACTCATGCTTCACCTTCTAGCTTTTTGCGTTCTCCGTCAGCGTAGAAAAAGTCAGGCTCTGTAGGGATTTGTGTTTCCTTGTCTGTATCCAGATACAAATCTCCAGATAACCGGAGTTCTTGATTGCTAAAATGCTTGTTGAATTTCTCAAACTCATCAGCAATTCTCCGCAGTTCACGAATGATCCGCTTCTGGTTGTTGATTGTCTCCCTCTCGAACATGTCCGTAGCCATTCTGTGTGTCTCCTTTCTCAATTTCCGCAGGATACTGTTGGTTGTAGTAAAGTTTCAGGAAGTAATGAAGTTTTCCGCGCTGGAACTCCTTTGAAATCAGCCCGTCCGTAGCCTCCGCATTAAACCAGTGAAAGGCGTACCCACGCGACAGAAACTTTTTCCGTATTTCCGGTGTCATTTCACCGAGCGCTTTTGCTAGTTCAACTGTAACCAGCTCCGGACGGGCAAATCCGGATCCGTCAAAATTGTTTCCATCCGCAAAAATGCGATCGATCGTCTTAACAAGATCCTTTACCATTTCGTGAACCTCTTTTCGTTGAAGGTTTTCTTTTCCCTCAGAGCCCGGGCAATCGCAATATCAATCGCACTGCTGCTCTTCAGATGGTAGTAATACAGATCAACATAAGGCGTGTTCATCCGGTCAATCCGTCCCGCCGCCTGATGCATTACCTTATAGCTGTAGTTCTGGCTGAAAAAGACCATCGTGTCAGTTTCGATGCAGTTCCAGCCCTCCGCTCCGGCAGCATACTGTACGAGATATATCCATCGATCACTTTGCATTGGAATAGGCTCATGTTTGTGTCCATTCCATTCGGCAACAGCCGTGCCATCAGGATAACCAAGCTGCAGAAGACGCTCACGCTCATAATCGAAGTTATAGAACACGATCATCTTCGGGTGTTCTTTTGCGAGCTTCAAAAGCGCTTTTTCCCGCGATGGATCGCTGTTTACAATCTTGCGCAGGCAGTAGCACAGTCCGGCAGCATTCTCGATCGGAGCGTCCTTCCAAGGATCGAATCTGGTTTTGTAGATCTGTTTGTACTTCTCGCCGTCGAACTGAACCTTTATATCCTCATGATGGGCAGTTGTCGGGCGTTTAAAGTCCATATCCACAAGTATCAAATTGCGATAGTATTCAAGTCGTTTTGTTGCGACGTATTTCTCAACTTTTGGGAAATTGACAAATCTCGCATAGACCTCATGCTGTTCGCTGAACTCACGTCTGGTTTTGTAGAATCCATTAGCGAGAAACAGCGGAACATAGTCTCCCCAGTTATCTCCGGGAGTGGCCGACAAAAGTATCCATTGGTTGCTTTTCACAATCTTCAGAAAGCTTTTCACCCAGGTTCCTTTGCCGACCACTCTCTGTTCATCAAAAATGAAAAAAGCGTTCTTCACGCCAATATACTTTCGGATATTGTTCCAGCTGTCGATAACAACTGTATTGTGGTAAACGCTTTTTTCTTTATCCATTGACAGGAGAAATGGGGCGAGTTCTTTTTCCCATTCGCCGGTATCGCGTTTGCGAGCGGTTGTGATAATGTACAGATCCATGACGACACCAGACATCTTATAATATGCGCCTCCGCACAGAAAGCTTTTTTGCCCGCCATTAACAAGATAATAATATGCAACGGCTGTAAGGCTCTTTCCGCTTCCTGTGTCTCCGCAGACAACGCATCCATTGTGGATCTTCTGCAGGGCGTCCATCTGGTATTTGCGAAGCTTTATCATATATTCAGCTCCATCTCGATCTGCTCATATCTGACCGGCTCGTGCAGTCGGCTTCTTTTCGGTATTCCCGGCCGACCGATGACGGCAGAGTCTCCGCGGTTGATAAGACTCCTGTAGATCGCAACCACCTGACTGTCAGGCATGCGGTCCACCCGCTGATTGCGTATAACAGGCGAATATCTTTTGATCAGTGTATCCCGCATGGCATTGACAGTCATCATGATCCCTCCTGTTCAGTCGTCTATGTCGTCGTCATCCAAAGAGTCGTATGAGTCTTCAATCGGATCTCTGTGGATGCGCTGTTTTGCGTGCCAGTTCCAGATCTGATCGTTCAGTTTTGAGTTGATATCCGGCGTCAGTATCCAGTTTTTGCTCCAGTCCATGAGCACTCTGGAAGCCTGCCGCAGGTTCAGGTTGTAGTAGACCATTGGGTTTGATCCATCTGCAAAATCTATATGAATGCTGAATATCGGTTCATATTCAAACGTCATGTGCTGCTCCTTTCTGTGAAATTTTGGCAAAAAGGAAAGAGACCCTACAGAATTTATCCATAGGGTCTCCAGCCTTCCATAGATTGCTTAATCGAACGGTTTCAGAAGTTTTTCAATCAGTTCCGCATACGTTGCCGTGGCAAAAGCACCGGATGGACTGAGCGATAAATACCCACATACAAACCGGTCGGTCAGAGTACCATACTCATCATGTACGAGCTCTTCGACCGCAAGATAAGGTATGCCGTCAATTACTTTCACATACAGGCAGTGCCTGTATGGAATGCAATTGCCTCCGGCAAGATCCTCATCGAGGTCGAAGTATTCTCCTCGCTGATGTTCAAAACTTGGCGACTCTTCGTTTCGTTCCCAGTATTTGTACCATTTTTCCTCGTCGTCAGTATCATCCTTATGGCTGGTCACAGCCACCACTGCGTTGATAATTTCCTTCTGTAGCTTCGAAAACATATTAAGCTACCTCCTTTCATAGGAGGCATTGTAATTTTTGTATCAGAACGGCGCGTCCATATCGTCAGGAGCCATCTGCTGGCTATACTTTGCTGCGTATGGATCGTCATCCATATCCTGTTCAACATACATCGTCCTTGCGAACAGGCTCTTACCGGGTTTTCCATCGCGGTCAACATAGTCCCTGGGGGTGGCGACGCAGTTCACGTTCTTCACACGAATGTGATCCAGACATTCAACCGTTTCCTCAGTCAGCTTTACGGGCCCATTACCAGGCGTGACAAGATATACATTCGGCGGATACTTCACAGGCTCGCCGGTGTTCTTGCGATACTTGACCTGAACCATAATATAATATTCAGGCTTGAAGGTTGCCGGGTCATCGTATTCGCTTGGCTTTGTCGTGCGAACCTTGAACCCGGCCTTGGTCAGATCCTTGGCCTGTTCTTCGCTGGGAATGATAATGTTGACCTTGCGGCGGGAGTCACCGAAGTTATCCCGCTTGGGGTCACCGCTGAAGTTGGTCATAAAGATGAATTTGGTGTCGTCAAAGTTGTACCTGTCAATCTCTCTCATAGCCATTTTTGTTTTTCTCCTTTATCAATAAGATTAATTTAAGAAACAAACCATTCGAAGTCTCCGTACTGGCTGATTGTATCCTTTGCTTCGTCTGCCAGCCGGTTATAGTATCCGCGGTCGATGTCGTCCATGCTGAATGTCGGTATATCCATTCCTGTGACGGCCCGAACCGCTCCAATGCTCTCGCTCTCGCACCAGCGCCAGTCTTTGGCACCAGTGGCAGAGCTGTATTTGCCTCCGCTTTCACGCATCAGCAGACCGCCTCCACGACCGGGCTTGATTGGGGTAAATAATCCAACCCGTCCGACAAAGCGGTAATTGTGACCTTTCTGAATTTCTTCATCCAGACGAATCAGATCTTTTACGAAGCCGGCAACATCGCTGTTGAATTGACGGAACGCATCCGGATCTCCACTTTTCAGCGCGTTCTCGTATTCCTGTCGAATATCAAGCCATTCTTCGTAGCTGTAGCCGCGATCTTTCAGCGTTTTAGCCAGCCGCTTTTCCTGTTCACTCACGTCGGGCAAGCCTTCGTTCATATCCAGATACAGACTGCCGGTCACCTGGAAGGTTTCGCACAGATCCTCGAACAGGATTTCTTCCTTGGTAAACAGGGTCTTGTACACATATGGTACGGCAAACTGCTTTCCGGTTGCTGTCCAGTGCCCGCCTTTCTTCCGGTTGTCCCCGGGAACGACGCCTTCTCCGTACAGCTTTTCGCATCGCTCCGGCATCGCGTATCTGGCGATGTAGACGGCGTTGTTTACGAGACACATCTTTTCGTATGTAGCTTCGTGCTCGAAGGTATATCCATACCTCTTGCCGTAGTCTGTGACGAACCGGATGATCTCCGGCCCAGCCCCGGGAATCTTGATCGAGTCGGTTTTGATGTGAGCCACAGTATATCCACGGCTCTGGACCTCTTTCTTCAGATTCACCATGAACAGGGCGCCTCGTTTGGCAACAATGTTGTCTACATTTCTCGGATCTCTGAAAGCATTCTCAAAAGCAGCGCTGGTAAGCCCATAAACGCTGTTTATTGCCGTTTTAAGCGCGTTCGCGAGATCCTTTGATGTCATTTCACCGCTCTTTACTTTCGCGATATACGGGGCCATTTTGCCGTCCAGAATGGTGTTTACTTCGTCCCAGGCTTCGTGCTTGATGTCCACACGTCCGTCGACGATTTCCTTAAACCTTTTCGTGAATCTTGGACCGAAAAGGCATTCGGCAATCACGCTGTGTGGATGCATGGATGCAATATCAAGCAGTGCAACATCCGTATACATTCCGGGTTCGGCATAGACATATCCGCCTTCGCCGACTTCCTCTCCCTGATAGGTGCTGACACCTTTTTCGTAGGTATATCCAGGGAAATAAGGCAGCAGACTTTCCTCGTCTCCATGCAGTTCGCGCATCATGTCAGGACATGCATCCAGCAGGAATTTGCGAACCTCGTCCGTAAGCTCTTTAACCGGTTCGGCCAGATTCCGATACTGGAATTCGTTCTGAGGTTTGCGCACGTTATCAAAGATGATTCTTGTGGTCAGACTGTTTGTGGTGTCATTGACGGTCATCCCGGCGACATCAGCCAGAATCTGTCTTGCCGTCCAGTCAGGCTCCAGATATCTGAAGGCTGCTTCAGTAGCGAGCACGTCGTTATCGCAGTATGCGGCCACCTTTTCCCACAGCTCTTCGGGAACCGGCTGATCCCACGGAAGACCAAGCTCACGGTGGTAGAACCCCATCTTGATTTCGAGCTTCTTCAAACTCATTTTGTTTCCGGCGCTGGCAAAGTCATAAACATCCGTATAACTTAGGTTGTACGCTTCCCCGAAGAAGGCATTCCGATCTCCGCTGATGATCCGCTTACTGAGCATGTAGCTCTGCTGGTTGGAATATCCCATGATGCGTCCGTAGGCGATATGGTTGTCATATCTGCGGCAGTTATATCCAACGAGTTTTCGCGAAATCAACGCTTCGACTTCTGCCGGTTTCGGATTGATCATCTGAACAACGGGGGAGTGATTCACCTTCAGCCATTCGATGTACTTGTGCCACCGTTCTTCCGCGTTTCCCTCAAAGTCGCGCGGGGTGACCTTATCCATCGCTTTCCAGTTGATGATCAGGAGGTTCGGAAGCACTTCCATATCGAACACAACCAGCGGTTCGCCGTTATCCGGAGTCCCAGCTGTTTTTGTTTCTATTTCGGCTTCCTTGCCCCTGTAGTGAAGATTGGCGGCCAGTTTGAGACAGTATGCTGCCTGATGAGTGCTACCGGCCGCGAAAGCGGTGATGACATTCCGCATATCAGAAATATCATACTGTAATCCACTTTCGTACGCATCCGTAAGAATCTTCTCGATGAAGTCCATACTCGGTTTGGTTCCGGGATGAATTTCCTTCAGCAGATTTCTTCTGATCAGCGTTCGCAGACTTTTTTCGCTTTGAATCTGTTTTGCGTCTATTTTTTTCACTTCCTTCAACGGGAGCCCTGTAGAAATAGTCGCGATCGGAATATCATTGCACTTGCTCAGGCATCTCCTGAGAGATCCGTCTCCGAGAAGCGTTTTGATCTCGATCTGGTCGTCGTACACGCAGCTCAGTTTACTTACGTCTCCGCTGTACAGATAGTGCAGGTGGATCGCCTTTCCGCTTTTACTGAGTTCGGCGTATGTAGGCGGCCATTTGGCAGCTTCTTCGAGGTTCCGTTCCAGATTCTTCTCGCCATTGACCGATATATCAAAGTCGATGACGATCAGCTGCTGCGGAACCTTAACATGATGCAGCCTGTGTGTGTCGATGTCCTTCAGGTGCGTTCTGCAATTGACCCACTTGCGCTCCAGCCGGCCTTCCTCCGTCGGATACTGTGCCGGCTGATCTGCCAGATAAGTATCCAGCAGGCTGGGGATCTCACGCATATGCAGCCACTCAGGAATTCCGTCGTCTTTCTTTTCTTCGGGCTCCTCTTTCTGTTCAAATTTGTCTTCCTTGAATCCACTGTACCAGTTTCGAACCCGCTGTCCGTCAACCGTTGCGCGTTCCTGGAATTCATGAAAGTAATTCTTCAGTTCTTCCTTGAAAGCGCGCTGGCTGTAGGGATAAGGAACACGGGTGTCCTCGCACCAGGCGTTGTACATGGCCCAGGCACTCTTCAGGGTCACGCTGTTCTGTGCGTGGAAGACCGGCCAGTGATCCATTACAAAGTTATAAAAGTCGTTGGTTGCTCCAAGCATGTTCGTCGGGATATACTTGTTGTAATATCCAGGATCGCTTTCGTATATTGCCTTGCATTTGCTGGCGATAGCTCCAAGCTCGAAGTCAATCTGTTTAGTCAGCCGGTTGTACTCAGCTTCGCCAAACAGATTTCCGGTTGGAGTCACGTCAATCAGACGCCTGAGAAGACCCGATTTCGCATCCGTGATCTTGACTGGCGTATTGCTCGACAGGATCAGGAAACTCTTAAAGGCGTTGGTGTAAACGCCTTTAAACTTCTCGTTAACCGTCATCTTGTCGTGGCTGACGAGACTGTTCAGTCTGGTATTATCTTCGATTCGACTGAGGTTGCCCTCATGCTGAATGGCCACAAGAGGATTGTTCTTGAAGCTTTCCAGAGCGAAAGTGTTGCTGGCGGATCCAAGAGCCTGGCTGTCCACGCTGTCCGTATATCCGACAAAGAGCTTCTTGTCGATAATATCCAGAAGAGTGGATTTGCCACTTCCCGGCTCGCCATAAAGAACCATGAACTTTTGCAGCTTTTTGCTTGCTCCGTTCACGATGGCTCCGATACACCATTCGATCTTGTGCTTTTCCTTCTCGCCATACAGCTGTCCGATCAGTTTATCCCAGGCAGTGGTTTCTCCGGACTCGAGCGGATAGGGGAGCTTCTTCGAGGCGTAATCCTCTTTCTTCGCCTCCATATTGCTGAATATCAATTTCTCGTCCAGCATGTGAAAGCTGTCCCGCATCTGCTTTTTGCAGTAATTGTGCCATCGGTCGATCATGCCGGTTTCCGCGTCCCACATATGCAGAACACGGACCGGCCGGGGGTCGAACCGAGATTTGTTTTCTTCATGGTATCGATCCAGCTCCCCGTCGATGATCTCGATGACATCCTGTTCGCTGGTAGACCACATTCCTTTTCTTTCATCCCAGACAGCGTAGAAGTCGTTACCCTTGATCATAAGATCGTTGCTGGGATTTTTGATCTTGAATCTCGGATAGATTTCGATTATTTCGAGTCCACCCTTTTTGGTCAGCCGCTCCGAGACCATCAAAAAATCAACCATAATTATTTATCCATCGCTTTCGTCAGTTTCCTCCGGAGAATTTTCGTCTTTCTTTCCGCGAACATACTCGTTCAGTGCTTCGATTCCCTTAAACCCAACGTACAGCAGGCCGCCGACACCAATGAATCCGAGTACAGTTCTTCTGCGGCTGCGGCGGATTGCGGCATTGGCACGATCAAGCCGGCTCTCCAGATCTTCAACACGCTTCTTCAGTGCAAGGCCGATCTGGTAATTATCCTCGTCGAGTTCATACAGATCTCGGATAGAGACCCGCAGACTATCAATACTTTCCGCCAGAGATGACCTCTTCTCCATAGCCGTCTGATAGTTCTTTTCCATCTTGTTGCTCATGTCAGTTTCCTCCTCGTGTATTTTTGTAATATTCGACCCACATCATCATTTGCTGCCATAGTTCTATTTTGCGCATATCCACCTGCGCTCCTGGAACATAAAAGAGCCCGCCTTGCCCATCGGGAAGGTAGGCCCTGTCAAGAAAGGTTCCGATCTGTATCCTTGCCGTTCTTTCTTCAAAATGCCGATCGGTCCACAGCGTCAGGCCAAGACTGTCTATCATAGGTCCGAGCCATCGGCCGATCGGATTGTCCTCTCCGTATTCGGTCATATAGTCTTCCTCCAGCCGTACGCTGAGAGCGACCATAACTTCAAGGACACTGCACGGAAACGCAGTTTTCAGCATCTCCCTGACGCAACTGTCAAGATTCTTCTGCATGGCGAACCGGGCCCGCAGCGCAAGACCGTCGCTGACCCGGTTTTCGTCCATCAGCAGAACAACGCGAAAAGGAATCTCGTGCAGAAGGCGAAGAAGACGGCTGTAGTTCCTGTTCAGATTTGGAATCATTCCAACCAGCCATGAATAATATTCTTCGTTTATCCACCCCTCTGATCGCATCCGCATTCACGCCCCTGTTATGTCCTGAGATACGGTTTCGTCTTCAGGACGTCCGAGTATTTACGAGCCAACTGGCAGACCTCATAGTCAAGCCCGTTTCGATCATTCCGCACGCAGATACGGTCCGTGTCCTCGAAATATCCAGAATTGTTCCGGATTTCCTGAAGCAGTGTCGCTCCGATCATGTCAACAAGATCTTCGTCGTCGATCGCTTTATCGTAGGCATCGGTAAATACCCCGTCCGTATAAAGCTTGATCCCGATCTGTTCATTCGGATTGCTCGGAGAATCAAATAACTCTGCAGGGATGGTGTACGGCTCTTTGAAAATCTGAGTCGGAGTTGGGGCTGGCTCCGGCTTTGGCGCTGGTTTATCCATGTGCTCTGCCGGCTTCTCCTGTTCCGGGTTGTATTTCCGCATCGCCTCGTTGGCATCGGCTTCTTTCTTATTGTCATCTTTTTCCTTCAGCTGCTCCTTCAGCTGTTTAACTTCGTTAAGAAGCGCTTCCCGAACGGATGCAATCTCCTCCTCGGATTTCTGGTCGAACCGCTGCTCGAGCATCTTGTAGGCGATAACACCGCCTCCGCCAACCCCAAGTATCAGTCCTGCGCAGAACATAAAACCTTTGTTCATATCTGTAGATCCTCCTCGTCAATGCCGTTGATCATAAATGTGTATTGCTCGCCATTTGTGTGCTTCTTCAAAATCTGCTGGTAAAGCGTGTCCGTTTTTCGTCCCGCATCGAGCCCTTCCCGAAAGATCAGTTTTCGCTCATAGTCCCGACAGGTGCTTTCCAGTAGCATCTTGTCCTGCTCCAGTTTAAATTTGGAGCAGTTAAGCTGGCTGAGCTCCTTTTGGAAATGGATGTTCCCGCGAATGGTATAGAAAAGAGCGGCCGCCAGTGTAATGACGACCGCCGTTGTGATCACAGCCCAAACAACACTCATGGGTCCATCAGCCCCAGTCTCAGCATCTTTTCTTCAACCATGCCGTCTACGTTCGGATTTATCATATAGACCTGTTCAATGCCATCCGGCTGTCCGTCGATTCCGATCTTGTCACGATACACCAGGCTGATCCGCAGGTCAATGTGGTTGTCGCCTTCCGGTGCGGATTTATCATAAATCCATCCGACATGGTTTCCGGCCACGCTGCGCTTGATTCCGAGCATATCGTACAGATCGTTCAGCATGAACTTTCTGTTTGCCCTGAACGCTGTATTTGCGGCATCCTGCTGAATTTTCAGGAAATTAACATTATAGGTCAGAGACCTGTCCGCACCGTCGGCTTCACCGTAACAGAAATATCTTGCATACGGGCTTGGCATGGATTTAGGATCGTTCGGATAGACACGAACCCTTTCCTTCTTTTCGCCGTCAGCCGTCTTGATGGTAATTTCCTCGGTCCGATATCCGGACGCCATCTTTTCGTCCGCCTCTTCACCATATTCGTCACGGACATTCTGGCGATACCGGTCGACGAAGTCCTGAAGCCCGCTGTAAGCGACGCCAACTCCAATAAATGCACCTTTCATGTCGGAATATCCATTCCACATGGTTCCGAGTCCGCCAATCTCGACAACGGCTCCCGGAGCACAGCGCAGAGCGACTTTACCGACAGTCTTAACTGTCAGTTTGGCGATTTCTTTTCTATCGGCATCCTGATTGACCAGCTTCTGCTTCTCTTCTTTATACTCGCGAACAATATCCACGGATTTGACCGCTCCCCAGCAAAGAAGACCGGTTCCGACAGCAACGCCGCCTGTCCCGACTCCCATCTTGATGTCCGCGGAATGGTCCTTGATTCCACGAAAGATTTTCCCGAAAAAGTTTTTGATCTTCATGCTTTGTCCTCCTTATCTAAGCGGTACGGCCGGCGGCAGATTAATGATGTATTTGTGTCCAAACGGAATTACATTAACCCCCTGCAAAGAAAGCCAGCCGTACTTTTCATCGTTATATCCTTTTGGGCTTGTCACTCCAGCCAGATCATACATGTCTCCACGACTCACGTTATTGTACACGGAGAGAACTTCATGCATCTTGAACAGAACAAGTTCTGCCTTAGGTCTGTCGTCGAACAGCACTGTTCCGTCCGGACCAATAACCGGCATATTTTGCTGAGTGTTCTGATTTGCTGTTGACACAGGAACATTATAGTAATTCCCATATGCAACTCTGCCTCCGGGCACGCCTGGATTCTGGTATCTTCTGCCTCCGAGTAAAGTATCAATCGCTCCATAGACGCGATTGGTCATGTCACTCAGCGCTCCAACATAATCGCGGAATGTATG